AATCACAGTTATACAGATGAAAAGGGCGTTAAAGCTCCGTATTTCCCTGCTACGGGCGCGATGGTTACTGCTCCGGGTTGCGGCAGACTTATGTACGGGCAGATTTCACAAATTGACCACGGCAGCACAATCCAAACATCGCACGCGGGTAAGCGTATTCCTAAACTTGTCATTGACCAAGACAAAGATACACGCAAGCTGAGGCTCGGGACAAGACCGCTCGCCGCACCGAAAAATTATTGCCCGTATGTCTTCGCAGGGAACGTTGTGACGTAATATTTACGCGCAATGCGCGAACAAGGGGGAATACGGGGGCTTTGCCCCCGTTTAAACCACCCCGTCAGGCTTCGCCTGCCACCCCTCCGAGGAGGGGAATTTATGTAGCGGAACGCGCAAACAAGGGGGAATACGGGGGCTTTGCCCCCGTCCCTCATATGAAAGGAAATAAAAATGAAAACTAAGTTAATAAAAATTATTTGCGGAACTTATCCTTACCGCAAAGACGAAAAAAGCACATCGGAAGCCAAAAACAAGAATTCACCGCCTTTTGAAGTTGCTGAAGCCGAGGCTAAAAGGCTTGTCGGCTTAAAAGTCGCGGAGTATGCCGATAAACCCCAAAAGGACGAAAACGATGGCTAAGGGGTTTAAAGCGCAGATTCGCCGTGACCTTGAAAAAGTTTTCCATAATGCGGACGAACACGCGGATATGGTTGACGTTGAGTATAGCGGGAAGTGTTATAAAATTCCCGTTGTAATTGACAGCGAAGGTGCGCGGGAGCGTAAACGAGCGGCAAAAGACAATGCACAGGGCATTTTCACCGCTGACCTTACTGTGTATATTAATTATGCCGACATGAAAACCATGCCGCGAAAAGAACACAGAATCAAAATAAGCGGCAAGCAGTACAACATTGTTAAATCCGCTTTTGATGCGGGAAGCATTACGCTCGATTTAGAGGATTTGGAGGAATAGTGCGATGATTGAGATTACAGAAAATCAAATAAATCGAATCAACACAATTCTTCATAACGTCCCCGACGGTTTTAACCGTGTTATCAAAAGCGTTATACCCCGCGCACAAACGACTGCCCGCGCTAAAGCTCTTGAACAAATCACAAAAGTTTACAGCATTAGCAACGCGGACGTTCGCGACCGCAGAAATTCATCAATTAAACTTCGCACTCTGCAAGATAACGGGGGAATTATAGGAGAAATCAAATACTCCGGCTATAAAATCCCGCTCTACCGCTTTAATGTTTCACCAAAGAAACCTAATACAGGGCAACCTGTTTCAGCGGCTCAATTAGCAGGAAGTGCGCGAACGCCTTTTAATAATGCTTTTGTTACGCAAATGAGAAGCGGGCATATCGGAATCTTTGAGCGTAAGGGAAAAAACAGATTTCCGCTCCGTGAAATCATGGGGTCTTCAACCGCTCAGATGGCAGGCAATGCCGTAGTGCGCGAAGAGGTTTACAAGGCTACACAGGACACCATTGACAAACGCATCGAGCATGAAATCAGCCGCATATTAAACGGCTACGGGAGGTAACGAACAATTGACAATGGACAATTGACAATTGACAATTGACAATTACGCGGAACGCAAAACAAGGGGAGATTATACGGGCGCACACAGTGCGCCCCTACATCGCGTAGCGTGGCGCAATGCGCAAACAAGGGGGAATACGGGGGTTTTACCCCCGTCAGAACCACCCGCAAATTTACAGAATTAGCAAGGAGAAAAAATGACAGCTGTATTTTTACTTGCCAGGCTTCGCGAGTTTATTGAGAACTGCACAAAGGATATTATGCTTGATGTGCGCCCGGTGGTAAATGATGAGCCTGTGGGATATGACGACAATGAACAATTGACAATTGACAACGGACAATTGAAAAAGCGTGCTGCAGAGGTTCACTTGATGAACCTTCCCGATAAAGCCGCCGAAACTAACCGCACACCTTACATTATCCTGCAGCTGCTCACCGGAGACGATACACAGGCAGAGGGCGAACAGCCGGATAGCTCTTGCAAAGTGCGGATTATTGTTGGTACATATTCGGAAAATGACAGCGTTGGCGCGCTTGATGTGCTGAACGTTATAACTGCGATTCGCATTGCACTGCTCAAAAAGCGCGTAGTCGGCGAGCAGTTTTCTCTAAAAATGCCGCTCGAATATCTGATTTATGACAATGATTCCCGCCCGTATTTTTTCGGGGAAATAATGAGCATTTGGGAAATGCCTGCTATCGAAAGAGAGGTAATATTTTAATGGCTAAAAATAATAACGGGAATAATCCCGCTGTGTCTAATCCGATTGGCTCAAACGAACCGGACACAAAAATAATTGAAACTACTACGGAAGTAAACCACCCCGTCGCTACGCGCCACCCCTCCAAGGAGGGGAATTTTGTTTCAAAGCAATACATGTACATAGGCCCGGCTCTGCCCGACAGCTCACTTCGTGCTAACACTGTTATTCGCGGAAGCCTGGATAAAATCAAGGCTTTGTATAAACAGGAAATAGCACAGTACGGCGGGCGGTTAGTTCAGCTTATTGTACCTGTTGAAAAGCTTTCATCTAAGCGGCAGGAACTAAAAACAAACGGCACACTCATAAACAGCATTTATAATGAGATTTCTGCCGTTATTTCAAAGAACGGCGCGTTACTCTAAACAAGGGGGAATTATGCGTAACGCGCAAACAAGGGGGAATACGGGGGTTTACCCCCGTACGTCTATTTTAAAATACATATAAAGGAGAAAATACATGTCAGATTTTTTTCATGGCGTAGAGGTTCAGCAGGAACCTACATCAGTTTCAACGCCTGTCACAGCGGCAAGCGGTATAACTTTTGCAGTCGGCACCGCGCCTGTTCATGTTACCGGCGGCGGTGACAATGTTAACCGCGTAATCCGCGCGGGGACAAATGCAGATGCAGTCAGACAGCTCGGTTATTCGGACGGCTGGGATAAGTATGGTCTGAGCGAGGTAATATTCAGTCATTTCAGGCTTTATCAAACAGCACCGGTATTCTTTGTCAACGTCCTTGACCCTGCGATTCATAAAAAGACTGCTGCGCCGGAAGCGTTCCCGGTTACGGGCAGCCGCGTTTTATTACCGTTTGAGGCAATTAAAGAAAGCGTAACAGTTCAGACTTACGCAGAAGGCACGGATTACGCGCTGTTCTACAGCGGCGATAATCTCATTCTTGAAATCCTTGACGGCGGTTCTGTTCCTGCGGGAATACAAGAGCTTACTATCGGATTCGATGAAGTTGACCCGTCTATGGTGACGAAAGCCGATATTATCGGCGGATTTGATATTGATACTAAGAAAAGCACGGGATTAGAGCTGATTGACAGCGTTTTCCCTGCGTTCAGAACCGTGCCGGATATTATTATCGCGCCGGGCTGGTCGCATGATTCAGAGGTCGCGGCGGTGATGAGCGCGAAGGCGGCAAGTATTAACGGCATTTTCAAAGGCATGGCTTTAATCGACGTTGATACCAATGCGGCACGCCACTACAGCGATGTACCCGCGTGGAAGAAGGCACAGAATATTTTCAGCAAAACGCAGATTTTACTTTATCCAAAGGTTAGTCTCGGGGGTAGGGTTTTCCATCTGTCAACGCAAACAGCGGGTTTAATGGCTCGGACTGATTCAGTCAATAACGGCGTACCGTCACAAAGTCCTTCCAACAACAGCTTGGAAATCAACAGCGCGGTTCTCGCGGACGGCACAGAGGTACTGCTTGACGAACAAAGCGCGGGGTTCCTCAATGCTAACGGTATTGTTACCGCGCTTAATTCAGCGGGCGGGTTTGTGCTTTGGGGCAACAATACAGCTTGCTTCCCTGACAACACCGATGTTAAGGATTTCTTCATACCCGTTACAAGAATGTTTTCGTGGGTCGGAAATTCAATCATACTTACTTACCGTTCGCGTGTTGATGAAAAAATGACCTACCGATTCGCTCTGAGCATTGTGGATTCATTAAACATATGGCTGAACGGGCTGAGGGGTGAAGGTCATTTGCTTGGCGGGCGGGTTGAGCTTCCTGAAGACTTGAACACTGAAATATCACTTGCAAGCGGCAAGGTTACGTTTAAGGTCTTTATGACACCGCCAAGCCCTGCACAGCACCTGCTGTTCATATTAGAGTACGATTCATCGTACTTGTCGGCGATTTTCGGTTAGAAGCGCGGAACGCGGCGCAAAGCGCGAACAAGGGGGAATACGGGGGCTTTGCCCCCGTTTGAACCACCCCGTCAGGCTTCGCCTGCCACCCCTCCGAGGAGGGGAATTATTAATCTTACAAGGAGGAAAGATAATGAAGATTTCAGAGGCAATTGTAAATTTTAACGTTTTCGAGGGCAACAACATGAAGCTCGGGCTTGCGAGCGCAACTATGCCTACAATCCAAAACGTTACCGAGCAAATAAGCGGTGCAGGAATTCCCGGCACATACGAAAGTGCAATCATGGGTCACATAAATGCCATGACCTTAGGTCTGAACTTTAGAAACATGACTAAAGATGCCATTATTCTGATGGAACAGCGTGACCATCTGATTGAGCTTCGTGTGCCTACGCAGGAGCTTGACCGCATTGAAGGTAAAACTAAAATCACGTCATACAAGCATGTTATGAACGTATTCCCTAAGTCGCTTAACGCCGGGCAGGTTGCACCTGCTTCGGTCGGAAATGTAAGCGGAGAGTATACCGTTAAGTACTGGAAGACGTTCATCAACGGCGAGAAGGTACTTGAAATTGATATGATTAATT